TTAAAGCTGCTACAGATAAAATGCAATATGGAAATAGTAAATATATATCTACTTTAGGAGATTTTAATGAAGCAGAAGATATATTAACTTATGGAAATAGAGAAAGACTTCCTGCTAATTTAAAATCTAAAATTTTAAGAAGTGAAGTATTTAATAATGCAAAACAATCAACAGGTAATCCTAACATTGTAACTAAAAAAGGATTTAAACAATTTGAAGGATATTTAAAATTTGGAGAAAAAAATATTGAAAAAAAATTACAAGAAGCATATAATGAACAATATAAAATTACAGAATATGTAGATAAGTTAGCTGAAAGAATTTATAATACAAGTAATAAAGGAGCAAAAACTAAATTAATAACTGAATTAGAAAAAAATCAAAATAAATCTAATATTTTAAACGAAAAAATATATAATTTACAAAGTCAAAAAATAGATATAGAAAATATTAGAAGTAAATATGCAATAGGTGCCGCAGGAGGTTTAGTTACAGTAGGAGGTATAGCTATTGCAAAAGAAATGGAAAATATAGAAAAAAGAACTTTAGAAAATAGACCTAATCAAAAAAAATATGGAGGTAAAAAATGCTATACCTGTAATAGTTCAAAATTGAAAGTGCTATATAATAAAGCAAATTATAAAAAATAATTAAACAGTTTTTAATTAAAACCCTTAATATATCTTTGTGATATGAGTAAACCAACACTAAAATTTGAAGACATTTCTCTAGACGATGTTCTAGGGGATGGAATCGAACCAACTGGCACAGACGAAGGTGCAAAAGGCGGTTCAGATCTAGACATTGATAAAAATAAAGATCTAGATAAAGATGATAAAAAACCTATTAATGATCCATTAGATGATGAAGAAGATGAAGACGTCGATGATAAAAATGATGACGATGATTCTGATGATAATTCTGATGATGATGACGATTCTGACAATAACAGGGATAATAGCAGGAATGATGATGACAGTATTATTTCTTCTATTGCTAAATCTCTTGGTTACGAATTGGAAAAAGAGTATGCAGAAACCGAAGAAGGTTTAGCAGAATTTACTAAAGACATTGCTCAAGAAATAGCTGAAGATCAACTTGAAGGCTTATTTAAGCAATTTCCTTTAGTACAAAAACATTTGGATTTTGTAATGGCTGGTGGAGATCCTGAAAAATTCTTTGATGCTTACAATCCAAATAAAAGTTTTGAAAATATGGAAATTGAGCAAGACGATAGTCGTACTCAAAAGTACATGATTACAGAGTTTTTAAGATCTAAAGGTCATGATGATGAGTTTATCAAAGACATGATTAATGATTATGAAGATTCTGGTAAATTGTATGATCGTGCTAAAGTTGCTCAACGTAATCTTTCTAATATTCAAAAGCAAGAACGTGACAACATGGTAAAACAACAGCAAGAAGCACAGCAACGTGCAGCTGAAGAAAATGAAAGATTTTGGGAAGGGGTAGCAAATACTATTCAAGAAGGAAAAGAGTTTGCAGGTATCCGTATTCCAGATCGTGAAAAAGCTAAATTCTTTGATTACATTTCTGAACCAATTAATGAGAATGGTCAAACTCGTAGAGATGTTGATTATTCTAAAGCTAACATAGAAGCTAAATTGGCATTAGATTATTTAATGTATAAAGGATTTAACTTAAAAGATATTATAGATGTAAAAGCAAAGACTGCTAGCGCTACTAGTTTAAGAGATAAAGTTAGACAAAACGAAGAGCGTGTGAAGTCAATGCAGACTAACGATAAAAAAGGAAAGAAATTTGATGCAGATAATCTGGATCTAAAAGCATTGTTTGGGTAATCAAACAATAACAACAATTAACTTTAAAAAAATATAAATTATGGCTCTAATGCAAGTTCTAAAAACGTACTATAACGATGCCCAAATGACCGACACTAACTCGTTGGTTAACGCACTTATGGAACGTCCAGAGGAGATCTCTCCTATTATTACTCACTTGGCTGGTCGTGAGGAAAAGAAATTTCCATTGTCTTTCTTGACTGAAGGTGTTGGAAACACTCGTTCAATTGATCGCTACGAATATGAATATCGTGTAAAAACTCACGAAATTAATGTTCGTCCTGTAGTTACAGGTCCTGGTGCTGACTCAGGTGCAGGTGGACAAACATTCACGTTGACTTTCCCTGACAAATGGTTTATTTTCCCTTACACTTTGGTATCTCAATCTGGAGTTCTTGCTCGTATTATGAGTGAGCCAGTACCAGACGGTGCAGGTTGGAAATATACTTTGCGTTTGGTATCTCCTGATACTTCTTTAGTTCCTGCAGCTGATGTAACTGCTGGTGCTTTGTGGGGTATGTTGTATGCTAACGTAGGAATTGATTTCTCTCGTGGTAATGCATCTAACTGGACTGCTCCTGGACTAGTTCGTTCTAAAATTGGTACTGTACGTAAATCTTATCATTTCTCTGGAAATGCTAAAGATTATGTTGCTCAATTTGAGTTGCCTTTGAAAGAAGGAAGCAAAACTAAATTGTGGATGGATTACGAAGAGTATCGCCACATGTTGAAGTTTAAAGAAGAGTGTGAAATGTACTATTGGTATGGTCAAAAAACTCATGATGCAAATGGTGTTAGCACTATGTTGGATGAGAATGGTCAACCTGTAGTTTCTGGTCCTGGTCTTCTTGAGCAGATCATTAACAAAGACACTTACTCTAACTTGACTCAATCTAAGATTGAAGAAGTTATTGGTGATTTGTTCTATGGTATGACTGATGCTACTGATAAGCAAGTTACTTTGTATACTGGTATCGGTGGTGCTCGTGAGTTTGATCGCGCTTTGAAAACTTACTACTCTTCTAACTCTTATTTGCAAACCACTCAACCAACCTTCATTACTGGTTCTGGTCGTAACTTGGGTATTACTGGTTACTTCACTAGTTATGAGCATGTTGATGGTCATAGAGTTAACGTAGTTAAATCTCCTTTGTTTGATCACGGTCCTGTTGCTCAAGCTTCTAAAAAGCATCCAGTTTCTGGTTTGCCTTTGGAATCTTATCGCATGGTGTTTGTTGACCAATCTACTTATGATGGTGAAAACAACTTGCAAATGGTAAACAAGAAAGGTCGTGAATTATTGCGTTGGTGCGTAGCAGGTTCTGTAGTTCCAAAAGGATTTACTGAAACTGATACTCGCGCTAGTGATATTGATGGTGCTTCTGTGCATATGTTGAAGACTGCTGGTATCTTGCTTCGTCGTTTCGATACAAGCTTAGATCTTCAGTGTGTTGCATCGTAAGTTGTGTTAGGTTTAAGGTAGAGATTGGTGGGAAGGGATCTTCTCTTCCCCCCTTTCTTTTTAAAATATAAAAACAGTCCTTAGTTATTCTTTATCTAAGGCAATAATTAAAATAAAAGAACAAGAATTATGAGAACAATTATTATTAGAAGAAAGGAAGTACTTAATCACCTTCCAAAAGAAATCAGAGCAGGAGCTAAAGTTAAAATTGGTTCCTTATTTGTAAACAGACTTCCACTCAAAGGAGTAGAAGGTAAAGAAGAAGAAAAATTATTAAAAGAGTTGATTGATGTTCCTCCAACACACAATGACTGGCCTGCTAAAACAAAAGACTTTTGGTCTAGTTTAAGTATTACAGTTCCATTTGAAGGTGTTGAATTAAACATTGAAACTACTGAAGATGGAACTCCCGTTAATGCAATTGATTATATCAAGTATAAATGGGCACTTAAACATCGTCATGTTGCAATGTCAGAGGATGAAATGAAAACAACCCCCGACAAACGGTTTTATATCTACGATCCTCAAAAAGATTTACTTAAGAAGAACAATAAAATTCAACTTAAGAAAGATGCGGATAAAGAGTTTATTAAATTGACAGGAGAGTATGATAAAATGCGTACATTATTGCGTGTATTATCTAAAGGAAATCCTGACAATTTAACTGACATGGAAGTTGAAAATCAACTTTATGATGTTAAAGATTCTAATCCAGAACGCTTCTTGAAGTATTGTTTAGATGAAAGTTTAGAGTTACGTTCTGAAATTGAGCAAATGATTGAGTATGGAGTTCTACGTCGTATTGGTAATCAAATTATTTACCAAGATGCTACATTAGGAGAAAACATGACTGACACAATCATTTACTTTAAGAATAAGAAAAACTCTGGAGCTGTAAACGCAATGCGTGCACAACTAAAAGAAGTTAAATAATGACTGTAAATGAAATGCATATAGCTGTTAACCTGGGGGTGCAAAAACTTGCATCTTTCCAGGTTGACAACTTATTACCTGAAGAAATAGATCATGAGTTAAACCTAGCTCAATTAAGATTTGTTAAGCAACGATTTAATGCTAGATCTAATCGTCAAGGTAAAGGATTTGAACAATCTCAAAAAAGAATTGATGATCTTAAATCGTTAATTGTAGAACAT